GTTGAGGTTAAGGGATTGAGAGCCAATGCCGGTATTGTTGCTGGCCGTGGTGTTGGTTTTAAGGGCCTCAAGCCCCAGAGCGGTATTAAAGCCGCCCGTGGTGTTGGAGAGCATGGCGGCAGCGCCAACGGCGGTATTGTAAGTGCCCGTGGTGTTGGCCCCTAGGGCGCTCCACCCAACGGCGGTACCGGCTGGCCCCGTTGTGTTAGCCCCTAAAGCACCGTATCCAAAAGCTGCATTTTGACTTGCCGAGGTGTTTAGGGCCAGCGAGCCCTGTCCAACGGCGGTGTTGTAGCTAGCAGTGTTGGCGTTTAGGGATTGAAAACCAACGGCGGTGTTGCTCTCGCCGGTCGCATTTGTTGCAAGAGCCGCGTATCCAACGGCGGTATTGTAAGAAGCCGTCGTATTTCCATAAAGTGCTTGATACCCCAACGCGAGGTTATAATTGCCCGTCGTATTGGTGTACATGGCCAGAAAGCCGAGCGCCGTGTTGTTGTTGCCGGTGGTGTTAAGTTGCAGCGCGCCCGACCCGACAGCCGTAAGGCTTGATCCTGTGGTGTTGTTTGTTAACGCTTGAGAGCCAATGGCGATATTGTAGCTTGCCGTCGTATTGGCAAAAAGCGCCTGATACCCTGACGCGACGTTATAACCGCCCGTGGTGTTGGTGGTAAGGGCTTGATAGCCGTTGGCGTTGTTACCCGCCCCCGTTGTGTTGGCATAAAGGGCTTGGTAGCCGGTAGCGACGTTATAATTGCCCGTCGTATTGGCCGCTAGGGCGGTTACGCCAAGAGCGGTGTTGCTTGCCACCGCAGACGCGCCAAGGCCCACTGTGAGGCCCTGGATGGACGCAGCGCCCAATTGGATAAACTTGCCAGCTGTATCAAAGCGGGCAACTTCAGTTCCGGTGTTTTTAATCAAAAACGGTAAGGCGCTGCCATAATCAACCAGCGTATTACCAGCGGTGTCTACACCAAAGAACGCGCCATTGGTTGCGCCGAAGCCAGTATTACTGTTTCCGGCTTGATAACCGGCTTTGGCTGATCCTGCCGTATAGGCGCCGAAGTTCCAATTAACTGTGTTGCCCCCCGCAACTCCGATGCTTGTGGTGGCGGTTACTGTGGTGAACGCGCCCGTAGCCGCTGCGGTGGCCCCGACAGTGCCATTGATGTTGATAGAAGCAGTGCCCGTAAGGTTGGTCACGGTGCCGCTGGAGGGTGTACCAAGTGGACCACCCGTATAAAGCGCCCTTTCAGCCGGATATGTTACAAAGACATCCTTAGTTCCCGCTGAGAAGGTCGTCTTAGTCGTACCGCCCGCACTAGAGGACAACACCGTATCGCGGGAAAGCGTCGTACCTGAAGCCGTATAGGTGCCGATCCCGACTTCCCATTCAGCGCCGCCTGCAATCGTATAGTACGTCGTATTAGCATTACCAATTGCCGAGCCAAACGTCTGGTAGCCTGTAGGCGCAGTACCGCTAAGGGTAACAGTCCCCTGCCCCGTGGTAGTCGTTGTATCGCGAACACGGTCAGCAAGAGTTAAAGCCATTACGCAATCCTAATAATAGCGTTCGTAGCATCAGCAGTTGGGAAGACGATGGTGAAGTCACCAGCCGTAGAAGTCTTATCCGCACCGAAGTCCAGAGCGCAAACCGAAGCGTTGGCAACCAAAACGTTTGCATAGTTATTAGCCGAAGGCGTGTTGTTATAGATCAGCGCGCCGCGAGCTGTAATCGTAGCAGTCGTCCAAGTCGTATCCGCAAAGTCCACAAAGCCCGTACCAGCCGAGGTGCTCGTGTTAGTAACAGCGACGTTGGGAGACGTAAGGGTGTTGCCACCCGCCACGTAGTTAGTGCCAGTAACTTCGTTAGACGAGGTATATGCCGTCGTGTTTGCATCAATAGTAGCCGAAGAAGTGTAGAGGGCAATTTTAAACGTATCGCCGCCCGTACTACGGAAGTCGTGTACGGCAGTAAGGATCGACCCCTTAAACGCCGTAGTCATTGATTGCGTAATTGCCATCTGAAGGCTCCTTAATCTGCTAGAATTGCTGCTAGTTCGGGATATCCCGCATTCGTAAGTTTGTTAATAATCGTAGTATTATGCGACTTAACTGCCTCGTGCATATAGTACACGAGAACGCGGCGGATGTTTTCTCGAAAAGCGTGAGCCTGCTCCGCAATAACGGGCGGGGCATTGCCACTAACAGCGATAATCTTGTCTAGAGCGCGCTCTGCAATTTCTTCAGGTGTAAACCCACGCCCTTGCGTGGACATAACCATAACAGAGCCAAGGAACGCATGGACTTCTTCAGTTTGCATTTATCTCACCGGGTAGCGTGATTGCATAGTTCTATACATGTCTTGACGATTTTTGCCTTCACCCAGTTCCTTCAGGAGCGCCAACGCCTCGTCATAGCGCTTTTGGTACTGGGCTACAATATCCTGCTCACCCTTCATAAAGGTGTAGGCTTCTAACAGTGAGCCATAGAGTAGCACGGAGCTAAAATTATCCCCCAACCACGAGGTGCCCGCTGTGACGATAGAGGTGGGATAATAGAAGTAATGCAGTTCCATACTGTATGAGGCGTCGGGCGTGGGGCCGAGGATGTAAGAGTTTGCGTCAAAAAAGGCGTAGTGCGTGGGTTTACCAGTGCTTAGTGGGGCCGGGAATGCCTCACGTATATAGTTAACATCTTTGTTAAGTAGGTAGTCGTACGCACCAGTAACCGGATCAATAACCGCTAGAGAGAAGTTAGCAAGCCAGTCAGAGGGTACACTAAGGTACTTATTCCCCGACGTAACATTACCCGTAACACTCTTACGGAGGTCGAGAAGCTGGACGGTGTTATAGATACGTTGCTCAGCTTGCCCAACAAATATTGCAATCTGCTCAGCAGTCGTGAGATCGCCCACCCCCGTAGTCGTCGGGAAGTCGTTTTCCGCGTAGGATTTTATCGACGCAACGAGTGTATCGTAATTCACTGGCTAGCCCATCTTTGTGCTGCTGCTATTCCCACGAGAAGTATTCTTCGTCCCACGAGTACGCAGGGTTTGCGTGTTGGCAACCTTATTAGGGTAGCCGTTAGTGCCCGTGTCACCCGTATAAGTGACTGGCTGCTTTGAACGAGACGGCAGTGGGTTATCCGTAGCGGGAAAATACTCGAACTTATCCATTCTTGTTTACCTTCCCCATGTCCTGCTTAACATCACGGAACGACTTCTTTTGGTTAGCAACCTTAGCGAGGCCCCGACCGAGAGACTTCATCTGCGCGTTAGTCTTGCCGCCTTTAGCCATTAACCTATCCTCACCGTTACGGTACCTATAGCACCTACACCTAATAGCGTATTTGGAAGGCCAGATAAAGCCAACGGGTTATTAAGACCCACCGGGTACCAACCCCATTGTATTACTCGGCTACCACCAGATGGCACGCCGAATGCATCGACATCTTCTGTGCTAGGTGGGTTAACCGTTAAAATCTGCAGACCAGTAAGGCCCGCCTGGGTATAGGTCGTATCTGGCCTTGGGTTCCGTACCGCTTGCGGATCGTTCACTGGGTACAGGCCGAGGGACAACTGAGGTTGATCTGGTTCCCAGCACGTACGGCAAACAAGCAAGTTTACGTTTTTAGTCTTGATAACAAGCGTACGCAGTTCTTTAAGATTGTATTGAAATCCACACCGATCACACTCGGCAATAGACCTTTTACCAGAAGCAAACTTAGTAGGCATGGGGCCTCCTAGTAGAACATCTGGCGCGGAGCGAGCCGTAGGGAAGACTTATCACGATCTTCATCGGAAGCTTGGTCCCATGCCTCATCATACACCTGCTTCAGTACTTGTGTACGTTGCATTGCATCAGGGATTTTAAAAGAAAGGTTATAGGCAAGACCCGCGACTAGCGCCGGGAGCATACGGAACGGGATATCTTGGGTCTCTACACCGCTGCCTGCATCCTGAATGCGGCGCAGACGCCAGTACACAAAGGTGTACAAATTGCTCTGGTCCGGGGACGGCCAGACGTTGATCGTAGGATAATCAATACCTGTAGCGGCATCCGTGCCGTAAGGCTGTCCACCCACCGGATAGGTCGCACCTGATTGGCGGTTAATCCACACTTGGATCGGCCTGCCTTGCGCATTCTTATTAGGGATCGAGGAGTACGTATCAACGCTAATACGGCTGATATTGATATCCGTTTGGTTAATCCCTGACTGGGTACGGACAACGTGATCGAGTAGATCAATCGTATCGATTGGGAGGGAGTACACAATCTGCCCCTGCACCAGCGGGATCGAACCCTGCTCAATGGTCCAAAGATTAATACCCCGGTTAGCCCATTCAATCGTCAGGAGGTTCAGGCTACGGCGAGCCGTACGCAGGTCATAGCCCGTGCGCAGTTCAGCGCCACAGCGCTCAAAAGCCTCTTCAATAAGGTTATTGAGATCAAGATTGAACGAGGTTGTACCGCTGGTTGTCATCTAAATCCCGCTGTCTTCTTTGCTACAGTCTTAGGCTGCTTGACGAACTGTTTGCCCTTAGCCTTACCCTCCCGCTTTGCCTTTGTCGTCGCTGCATATTCTGCGGAGGATAAAGACTTTATAGCATTCGTTGGTAAATACCGCTCACCTGTCGCCTTAGACCCCTGTGTTGACGGCTTACCGCTTTTGGTTCGCCACTTCTGCTGGGTCCAAGACTTTAAGCTCTGCTGAGATTTGGCCAACCCACTCACTTGTAGCCGCCGCCTCTATCTTTGTACTGCTTAGCCATCATTTGGGCTTTCCTCGCGGACCACTGACCCGGAGCGCCACCCTTGCCGCCAGCTTTGACGGAGTTAAAAATAGCCTTACGCATGGTAGGTTTGGTGTAGTTACCAGCAGCGTTTACCTTAGATTTTGGTTTCTCGGCCATTAGTTAAACCTACCTTGGTTCATCATAGCCATCCGCTGCATTCTGCGCATAGCTTGCATACGGTTATTTTCTGGGCGCACTTGCTGCGGAGCCCCCGGGCCTTTTGGAGGCGGCATAACAGGGCGGTTCATGGGCGGTTGTACTGGAGCTTGCTGGGCCATAGGCGGTTGTGGTTGGGTCTGCGCCAGTGCTCGTTGGTATTGCTGCGTTATCACCTGCGGGTTTTGCTGGGCCATAGGCGGTTGTGGTTGGGGCTGCCCTTGCAATTGTTGCTGGTATTGCTGCATTACCGCTGCCGCCTGCGGGTCCTGCTGACCAAACTGGGGTTGTGGCTGGCCTTGCAATTGCTGCTGGTATTCCTGGCGCGCTGCCGCCTGCGGGTCAAACTGGGGTTGTGGCTGGCCTTGCAATTGCTGCTGGTATTCCTGGCGCGC